CAACATCACAAGTTTCTAGTTCGGTTTCAGTTGTCATTGAGGTGGCTGGAGCGTCGGATATTGCTGTGGCGATGCCGAATCGAGGGTTTCCATATGAGAGTAATGCTCCTGAAAAATTTGTGCGTGCCCAAACCCGTGATAATTATCTGACGGAAGCTACTGCTTCTAAAGTTGGTTTATCAGAGGTCATCGCTGCTAAGAATATTTTTCATGGTGATGATATTGAAACAAGTGTTCTTGTTTTGTGTCGAAGATATGGTTGTTTAAGTTTGAGGCGATGGTTGATTAGTGGTTTCGCCCAGTTGGCGTGGATTAATATTCCTAGTTTGGGTTGGTTTTGGGATGAGTTGGACACTGGTGTTTCCACTCGTATTAGAGCGCCTCAAACAAATTTAGCATGGTTTTCATCTATTTATGCTTTTTGGTCTGGACCGTTAAGATATAATATTGTTACTACTTTGAATCGTACTCAGTCAGTTTTACATTATCTTCGTTATGATCCTGTCAATTTAGATTATATTTTTACGGGATCGGGTGATGTGACACCTAATGAAACAAATCCTTCAGTTTTGGCTCCGTTTGATCGTTTTAATATTCCTACGATTTTAGCTAATGGTGCTAGTCAGCCAGCTATTGAGGGAGAAGCTCCTTTTATGAGTTCAACATGGCTAAAAGCTAATTTTGATGCTGAGATAATGCCTGGTTTTGATGCTGGTGATTTACAATTTGCGGGTTGGTTAACATATTCAATGTTATTAGAAGCTAATACACCACAACCTGTTTCATTTTATGTTTTACAGTCTTTAGGGGACTCATTTATGTTTCATGGTTTTGTGGGGGTACCACTAATGTTTTTCCCCGGTGGTACTTTCCAGAATGTTAATTGATTCTGTAGTGTGTGTGAACCTAACTTTGCAGATTAGGTGTAGCAACCTACCTCACTAATATATTGAATATTTTATGGCTTTAGTATTGAGGAGGAGAATTCCGCTTTAATTGAGAATCTAGATCTTTGAGTCGTTTGTTTCTCTATAATTATTGATAGTTCTCTAATTCTTTTACGCTAATTGTGCCTCCATTGTGTTTGATATATTATAGTCGAGAATGTCTATGGTGTTAGGTTAATGGATTTTGGTTATGACCGATTATTTCTAATTATTTGATGTATACGTTTTGAGAAGCGTAATCTCTATTTATAAAATATGAATCAAGTTAAAATATACAATTCAAATTCTGCAAATAATTTATGTACTTTTAATGTTTTGTGTCGTCCTCAAATGTTTTCATTGTCATCTACATTGAGTAAATCAGCTGATATATTACAACAAATATCAGATCAAAATTTGGTTCAACGTGCTACAAATGCTGTTGAAATGGTTGAAGAAGCTTCTAACAAAGCAACTTTAATGATGTCTCAAGTAAGTGAAGCAACTAACACAACATTTGCTAAAGCAAATGATTTTTTGACGCAACTAGAACAGCGTAATATTATGAATGTAATAACAGATGCATCTAAATCTTTAGGAATAGCATCTGATAATGTTAATGATTTGGCACTACGTGCAAATGGGTTGTGGAATGACCTTACAAGTCAAACCACGAATCCGGATGTTCTGGACCAAGCAAAGTGGATAATGCCTGCTATGGGCGTTCGTATT